GTCCAGGCGCTGCTTCTTGATGACCCAGGCGGGGCCGGTCTCACGCTGGAAGACCGGGAAGACCTCTTCGGTCTTCTGGTTGCCCTTGATGTAACCCCGCGCCCTGGCCTCGTCCGCGGTGATGTCCGCGTACGTGGTCTTGACCCGGCTGAAGGGCGAGTGGGAGGTGCCGGACATGAAGGTCTTCACCCAGTCCTGCCGGCGGTCGACGAACGTCGGACGGGCCATCAGCGACTGGGCGTCCGGGAAGAGGACCTCCATGTTGTCGATGCCGTAGGTGTCCGCGTGCATGAGCTCGGAGCCCTGCTCGGACCGGACGAGGTCGCGGAGCGAGGAGACGCCCTGCCCCATCTGGTAGTCCTGGCGGGACTTCGGGTTGCCCATGGCGTGCATGAGCACCGACGTGACGTCGGAGTGCTTGAGCTCGGGCTTGACAGCGGTGCCGACAGCCTGGCCCTTCTCGAAGGCGTTGGTGGTCATGCGGGTCCCTTCCTGGGAGTCGTTGTGCTGGATGTCGCCGGAGTCGCCCTTGTCGGCGTCCCCGTCCTTGTCGAGAGCGTCCTCGGTGAGGGCCTCGGTGACAGCTTCGGTGACGGTGTCGTCGATGAAGGCGTTGACCGCGAGCTTCTGCTCGTCGTTGAGGGTGCTGAGAACGTCAGCGACGGTCTTGTCGCCGGCGGGAGGAGCGTCGTCGCCCTTGGGGGCCTCGTCGTCCTTCACCGGAGGAGCGTCCTCGGTGGAGTTGTGAACGATCTCGCCGCCCACCACCATCCGGTCGTCCTGGTCCACGTCGGAGTGCATGAGCACGTTGTAGACCGAGGCTCCGGGGTTGGCACCCTGGAGCACGAGGCTGACCTCCTGGATGTCGCCGGAGTGCACGAGGGCACCCTGCTCCACCAGGTTCTTGGCCCAGATCGAGAACTTGTCGAGAGCTCCCTGCTTGACCAGGTTGAGTGCCGTGACGGAGTTGACGTTGTCCTTGTTGAGGAACACGTCACCCCACACGCCGTCGTCGCGGTGGGACAGCACCGCGTAGCCGAGGTGCTGCGCGATGTCATTGTGGTTGTGGTTGTAGACGACCGGCACCCGGGCGCCATCCTGGTGCTTGAACGCTCCTGGGGCGATGGTGCGGCCGTCGGTGCACTGCAGGTTCGCCTTGGTGACGTAACCGCTGAAATCCGGTTCCATTTTGACCCTTTCTGGTCAGTCCTTCTTGGCCGCGCCCTTGAGAGCGTCCTTGATGGGATCGCCGATGTACTTGTCGGCCAGAGTGTCCGCAACTGTCTGCATCTGTCGCTGCGCAGACTGTTGGACCACCTTCGTTGCTGTCTCACGGAGCCACGAAGGCTTTTCCTCGTTCAACTTGTTGATCTTGGCAAGAGCTTCGGTCCTCGCGTTGAAGAACTTGAGGTCCTGCTCGGTCATGTCGCTGGCGCGGCCTGCCTTGGCCTGCCCGGCAAGCCGGTCGTACCGTGCCGACGATGACTCGACGTTGTCTTGAATGTTGCCTGGCGGCCTCTTGGCTGGAGCCGATGCACCCGAACCGCCAGACTTCGCGGCGGAGGCGGGGGCTTCAGACTTACCCTTCGAGGACCCAGAGTCGTCACTCTTGGTGAAGATCTTCTGCCCCCACTTCATGCCCTTGCGGCCATAGTGGAGGATGTCCTTGGGGGATGCCAGGAAGGCGCCGACGTAATCGGTCATGTTGCCTCCGTCATAGGGACCTGAGTTTCGCTACCGCTGCCTTCAGCTGGGTGAGGGTACTGCGGATGGCTGTCTCGATCTCTTCCACGCTCTTCGAGCCGGTGTCGGTCTCGGAGCTTGTGCTCTTGGACCCACCAGAACTCGACCCGCCGGACTTTCGGGCTTCCGCCTTCTTGTCGTTCTTGATCTCGTTCTTGTTCTTGTTGTAGTACTCCTCGTTGGACTTCTTCTTGGCAGCGTCGGTTTCACCCTTGGACTTGCCTTCGTTTGGGTCCTTCTTCGGAGCCTTGGCTCGAGCGGTCTGAAGAGCCGCACGTAGTTGAGTGAGCTTTGCGTTGAGTGACTTGACCTTGGCGGCAGCTGCTGCGCGAGCGGCTGCACGATCCTTTGGTGGGGCCGTACCTACCGGCCGAGCCCCGGAGGAGGAGTCATCCCCCTTGCCCTCTTGACGACCCTTGAGCTGCTTGTTCCGCTCGTAGTAGGCCTTGTTGTAGGCGGCCTCTTCGGCGGTGTAGCCGTCAGCCACCGCCCAGCTCCGCGATCATCTCGTCGAGGGCGGTTTCCAGGCCGGTGAGCTCACTGTCGAGTTCATCGCCGCCTCCTTCCGCAGCAGCTGCCGCGCCTCCCCCGCCCAGCTGGTCTTCGACCGGCATGTTCGGGTTCATCAGCTTGTTGGCAGACGGATCCTTGGACGGGAAGTAGCCAATCTTCGGTCGAAGCTCGTTGGCCGTAACAGCCGCATTCCTCAGCACCTTGTCGGTGATCTCCGCCAGCTCGCCGATCGGAATCAGCTTGAGCGGGTCGCGGTAAATCTCGATGGAGTGCCTTCGCGTGCGCGCGTTTTGCGTGAGGAACTTTCGCTTCATCTCCTGCTGGATCGCAGTACAGAGCGGCTCGATGGTTCGGTCGTAGTAGGCGTTGAGTTCGTCCGCAGAAGCGGATCCGTTCATGATCGCCGGCGTCAGACCGAGTTGGTCCAGAGCTTGCTGGTAAAGCTTGTCCAGCTGGTCCGGAAGTTGGTTGTTGATGGGTCGGTTGAGCTGGATGACCTTCTCCGACGCATCGATGTAGCCGATGCCGAGCTCGTCTTCCTTGAGCTGATCGCGGAGCTCCTGACGGCGCTTCTGAGCCATGTCCTGCCGCTTGGCGCCACGAGTGACGTACGGCAGCTGGATCAGCATGTCGAGCTTTCCGGAAGCGATCTCCCGGTTCTGGGCATCCTGCTGCGCCCAGGTCTCGATGAGGCGTTGCATGACGCTGTTGGGGGCATTCATGACCCCCGAGAACGGGTTCTGCACGATGCAGACTTCCCGCTTCTCATAGAGGACGTCCTTTCGGATGCCTCCGTTGATTGGCTTTCCTGATGCGTCGACCTCGCGGTCGTCATACAGGTTCACCATGACCCTTCGCGGGTACCAGGACGAAACCGTGCCCACTCGCATGGACTGGATGTCGTAGCTGTCGGTCTGAGCGATGTCGTACGTCGTCTCGATCGGGGCCAGTACTGCGACCTCGTTCTTGAACATCGTCATCGCCATGTCGAACTTCCACTGGAATGCCGTCTGGTCGATGTTGGCATCGATCGTCAGGCGCTGGTCCAGAACCGAACGGACACGTTCGATGGGAACGTCGTTGTCCTGGTCCAGCATCACGTGAATGAAGTCCACCATGGCGACATCGATCGCTAGGCGCACGTAGATCGACTCGATCATCGACCGGTCGCGATAGAACCTCGGGGCGGTGTTCATTGCCCCGCTGTCACGGGCCATGGACAGGCCGTGTTCCCAGGAAGCGTCCACTCGGCGCTCCTGATCAAACTGGTTGACGCCGTGCAGTAGCTCACCGAGGCGGCGTGTCACTCGTCCCATGTCTCACCTCCTAGTCGAACAATTCGGGGTCTCGGAGGTAGGCCACATACGCGTCCAACCAGGCCGAAACATTGTCGATCTTCTCGTCATTCCGCAGCTTCACCAGCATACGGTTGCCATTGATGTCTTCCTTGGCCACAGCGTGACCCATAGTGAACATCAGGATCTTCTCGTCGAATTCGATCACTCGAGCTCCGACTTGAGTTTTCATGTCACCCAGAGGGACCGATTCGGTCTTTGCGCCCTGGATAACCTTGTGAATTCCGTGATCTCCGTTGTCACGCTCCCACCGCTCGATGAACGCGTCCGCGTTGTACGTGTCGTAGCCAACGGCCATAACAATGTACTCGAGCTGCTCAATGTGATCGTAGACGTAGTCATAGACTTGCATCATGTCCAGAGTGTTGCCTTCGAGCACGATAAGCGTGCCTTCCTCACGGAAAGACTCGTACTTGATCCGCTTGGATCCCGAGAGTAGATCCAGGGTCCGGCGAGAAATGAAAGACAGGGTCTTGAGACCGAATCGTCCGTGTCCGAGCGGGAACAGCCATGTGAACGCACAGAAATCGTCGCCTCGCGACAGGTCGACGCCCATAGCGCACTCCATACCCGCATAACGCACCGGGTTGAGCGTCGGTAGCGTGGGGATGGTCTCTTCGTAGGTGAAGTAGTAGGTGAAGCCCTCCATCGGGAGACCGAAGCGCTTTGCCAAGATCTCGTTCCGAATATGGGGGAACATCTCCGCCTTCTCGACGTCCTTCTTGTACGTCTCGTACGAGGTGGTGATGCCGAGGTTCGGATTGCACTTCAACCACTTACTGGGGTCGCCAACTTCGGCAACATTGTCCAGCTTGTAGTGGAAGATGCTGATGTTGTCGCTGTCCTTGAGCTCTCCACGAAGGATTGCAGCCAGGACGAGCTTGATGTCATCGCCTACACCATTCCGGATCGTTCCCTCGGAAGAGATCGCGACCAGGATCGGGTCTTCGTACTTCTTTGCGCCTTGCATGAGCGCCTCGATGACGTTCTCGCGCGTGTCACCAGACAGCCATTCGTCCACGGAGTTGTACTTGGACCTAAGACCCTGCACCTTGTCGATCGACATCGGTCGGATCTCGAGGATAGAGTTTGTAGCGAATAGCTCGATGCCCTTCTTCGTCGAGCTGAGCTGCTGGCGTAGCGCGGGGTTGCCTGTCGTGTTCTGCTTCGACCCAAAGGTGAGCATCTTGAACAAAGGACCCTTAGACCGCTGGATAGCAGTCCGGATCGGCGACATGACCTCTTCAGCCTGACGCATGGTCGGGGCAACCGTGACTTGGTGAGTGGTCGAAGGGTCGACCGTAAGGAAGTACGCCTGCAGGAATGCAACGTACATCGACTTGGCCGATCCTCGGGCCACGATGAGGTATTGGGTGTCTCGAAGACGAATCAGAACTCGCTTCACAACGAAGCTCTGAGACTCGTCGTCCCACCGAGGCAGATCCTTGTAGATGAACCATGAGAGGAGCTGCTCTGCCCAGAGCTTGAATGAGTCGAGAAGGTGAACATCCTTACCGTCGGTAAGGGTTAGCTCGTCTTCAACGAATGCGATGAACCCATCAATAGCCCCAGGGTCGTAGTAGACATCAGGGTTCTTGATGAGTTCATCGATTCGCTGCATCTCAAGTGAGATCTCTTGGCAAACGGGGATCTCTCCGGCGAGCACCTTTCTACGGAACGCCTCGTAGTGAACAGGCGTTCCGACGTTGGTGATCACGGTCAGTTGTCCGCCTCTGCCATGATGCGGAACTCCATCTGCTGGTACTGTCGCTCGTGAGCAGCCATTACCACGCCGACAGCGTGCGGGTCAAAGAGGATCTTGACCTTCACGAAGATGTACGACTTGATGGAGTTCAGCCGATCGTCCTCGTAGAGCATGTCCCAGGTGTCCGCCTTGGTGTTGATGGCGAAGCCGCTGGGACCACCGACTCCGGTTGCGGAGAAGAGGTCTGAGAACGCACTGTTGATGTGCATGATGATGGTGCTGTCGAAGCTCTCGTCCTCGGGCAGGAGCCCAAGCGCGAGCTTGATGTCATCCAGGATGCTGGACATGGCCCAACTCCTTCCCATTTTGAACGAGTCGTTAGAGATCTGGTTCGAAGTCACCCGGCCGCTTGCCGAGACGCAACAAGGTGTTCTCGGCTCGCAGATGGCTGACTTCATTGGTGAGGTTCGTGATCTCCCGCCGAGCATCGCCGAGCATCCGCTCTTTGCGCTCGTTCTCAGAGATCAAATGGAAGATGCGTTGCATCACATCTTCAGTGTCAAGCTCATCATCGTCGACAACGACTTCATCGACTACCTTCTCGGCGACCTTGGCGCGGCGTTGGAGATTGGCAATCAGTGCTGCACCGACCACACCCATCGTGGTGATGAATGTGGTGACGATGCCGATGAGCGCGACTTGCACTGTGGGGTCCATGATGGCTACCCCCCGTGAGTTTCGATGGCCCTCGCGGTGAGAAGTGCAGTAGACAGGAGCGCCAGACCGGCGTACATCGGGATGGGGGTAGACGCTGCTCCCGGAAAGTTGACGACGGCCACGATGAAGCATGACATCCAGATGGTGTGCCAGAACACGCTCAGCCAAAGGCCGACGATGTTAGGCCACCTGAACGGTGTGGTCATCAACATTCCCGAGAACAGGATCCAGACGCCCCAGATCCAGGTGCGCCCGTTGGTGAAGTCCACCAACGGGTTGTACGACGGCGGTGCGAACCGGTCTACCCCACCCGCAAGGATGACGCTCCCCAGACCTACGTTGACCACGATGACGATTGTGGTGACCCACTGGGATAGATGTCGATCTACCCAGAGGCCACGCGCGAAGTACTTCACTCGCTGCACCACAGATCACTCCTCAGGGAGTGCTGCGATCAGTCGACGGATCTCGTCGCGGACCTTCTTCACGAGTCCCACACGACCGTTCTTGACGGCCTCGTCGAGGAGCGCCAGGTCGATCTTGCGGGTCTCACGCCACTCGTCCTTGAACTCGCGGACGTTGTTCACGTTCCGGTTGTCCGGCAGACGGCGGACCTGGTCCTCGATGCGGCGAAGGATCTCGCCAGCCTTCGGACGGCCGGCCTTGTTGGCACGGTCGAGGATGTTGAGGTTGTAGACGGGGCCACCGTCGTTGAACCGCTCGATGCGGCTGGTGCGGCCGGGTACGTCGAGCTCCACGCCGTTGAGCCACGTGGCACCGAACTTGAACGGGTCGCCCCAGTGCTCGATGAAGTAGCTTGCGCGCACGCGTACGAGCTCGTTGGCCTTGACGGAGTTGGTTTCGACGATGATGTCGTCCAGGCTCTTTGGGTCGAAGCCCGGAACCCGACCCATCTGCGTCACGATGTGGCCCGCGCGGTTGCTGTCGTTCGGGTCGTCGAAGTAGAGCACCATTCCCTTGCGGAGATCCTCGACGTCGAAGACGCGGTGCTCCTGCGGGGTCGCGTTCTGGGCCTCGACGGCCGTCAGGTAGCGAGCCGGAATGTTGCGGGCCGTGCGACAGACCTTCAGGCACATGCCGTCGGGATCGAAGCCGATCTGGCTGGCGGTCTGGTGCGTTCGGTACCAGTTGAGCGCCTCACGCCAGCCGCGAGTGGCGTTGGTGACCTTCGCGAAGAAGGTCATGCCGACGGGAGTGTCACCCTCGTCGTCCTGGGAGTCCTCGTCGTTGGTTTGGGAGACGTCGAAGTCGGGCTCGCCCTCGTAGATCTCGATGTCGTCGTCGATCACCTCATCGGCGAGGTCATCCGTGTACTCGTGTTCCAGCATGGTGTTCCTTTCAGCGCCAGATGACGTGCATTTGTGCCCAGTGGGCGTTGTGTCCGTCACCGACGAGGCGAACGGTTCCCTTGTTGATGACCCGGAAGCGAACATCGTCGCTTGGGTAGACCCGGATGTAGTCCAATCCGGCAGTGACCACGCGTCGCTCAGGCTGTTCGAGGATCGGGTGGTTGTGAGTGTTGAGATCCGCGGTGACCCACGAAGCCAACGGCTTGCGGACTTCGGCGCGAAGGTTCTGCACGTCCTCAACACGCTCGTCCTGCAGGGCCTCGATGTTGCGACCGATGTGTGTGTTGATGCCGGCGACCTTGCGGTCCTTGTGGCCCTCGGGGTAGACGACTGCGCGGACCACGTAGCGGTCGGGCTGCAGCTTCTTGACTCCGTCGGAGCCTTGGTCGACGTTGCGACGTGCCACACCGAAGGTCTTGGGGACCAGGATGGGAACATGCGTCTTGGTTCCGACGAAACGATGGCTGTCGCCGAAGACCTCACGGAGATACTTCATCTCGTCGGGTACGTCGCCCTCATCGATCTCCTGGAAACCCCAGAAGACGGACTTGCCAGGGACCTGCTTCTTCAGCCGGTCGACGTTGGCCTCGAACTGGGGCACGGTTGCGCCTCGACCAAGGTTGGCCGTGACGACTGTGATGTTCCTGAGGAGTTGCATCACCACTTCCTTTCCCAAAGCAGTGTGTCGCCCGGCTCACGCTCGACCAGTTCGGCGGGAAGCAGGCTTTCGTCACCGTAGTGGATGGCGTTGTGTGTGTTGTGTGACACGCAGATCAGGTTTTCGAGCTCCACGAGAATGGGATCGCCGCGGAGTAACTGCTCTGGTGTGATCGGATTGATGTGGTGTACCGTTACCGGCCCCATGATCGGAAAATCTGGATGTCCAAGATCCCGTCCCTGGTCCCGGACAATCACCTCATCACGGGTGACTTTCCAGTCACGACTCGTGTAAAAAGCCTGATTCAAGTAACGTTCGTTGCCGAAAGTGATCTCAGCAACGCGACCGTCGAGTTTGAGGTAGAGGTAGCGAGACAAAAATGTATCGCGTGCTAACATCGCCGAGTAGTTCTTACTCCCCGGGTTCATCGCGTCGACCCCCCTGATACTTGACGATCGCATCCATGGCGTCCTTGAACATCTGGCCGCTAACGGTTTCGGCCTCCGACTTGGCCTTCTGGGCCTTGAGTAGTTCCGTTTGAGCTCTGATCCGCTCGATGTTGGCAAGTTCGGTCTCCGTCCCCAACCGAAGCACTGCAACTGTCTCGGTCGGCGAAGCCGTCTTGGCCTGGATGCGCTCCTCGATGAGATTCTGGGCCTGCACCACAAGTTGGCGAGTCCTTCGCACACTGGTTCGAGCGGGTGGACGCCTGATCGGAAGGCTTTCGGGGGTGTTCGCCCCCACTTCCTCGGACATCGCTGTGGGTCACCCCCTGGTAATAGTTCGACTTTCGAATCAAATATCCCCCCGGAGAAATATCAAAG